TAGCGACAGGAACATCACTTGGAACTTATTACTCCGTGAGGGAAATCAATGAAACTAACTAAACAACAATTAAGACAAATCATCAAAGAAGAACTTCAATCAGTAATAGATTATTTATCACAATCTTAATGCGGAGAACCAATGAAAAAACTATTAACAGAGTGGCGGAAGTATTTGAAAGAAGAAAAGCGAGTTGTCACCGCTTATCACGGCAGCAATGTCCCAATCCAAAATTTCAGCCGAGACCACGGCGCACAAGGTGTTATGTGGTTTTCGGAGGACAAAGATAAAATTATAAGAGGCGAAAGCGGTGCCCTCTCTTCCAAATATATAATGAAAGTAGAACTGAATATAGAGAACACTACTGGGTGGGATGACTACGACGAGAAGTTCCTACAACAAATTGAAGACGAAGGTTTTGATAGTATTCAGTTAGATGATGATTGGATTGTTTTTGACCCCGCAAGAGTTAAGGTTGTTGGAGTTGAGGAAAGATGAAAAAGACAGACCCAGATTACATTGCAAAACTTGAAAAAGCAATTGCCGACAAGTATGGAAAAGAAACTATCGTCCACCCAAAAGCGGATTGGGACGATGAAAAAGAAAAAGAATATCTTGATGAGTTAAAAACGAACTACCGACACCTTAGTGAAGAACAAGCAAAGGAAGAGGTCAATGGAGTTTTAATCTCAAAAGAACTACTTAATAAGAAGACAAATAGATCGTGCCCAACTTGCACCTCTTATTCTTTCAAGTCTCGTGATGATTTGTATATGACAAAATTCCAATGTTGCTACAAATGCTACATCCAATTCGTTGAAGGCAGAGAAGAAAGGTGGACATCCGGCTGGAGGCCAAACAAATGAAGATTACAAAAGAAACACTAAAAAGAATCATCAATGAAGAAATGAGCGAAATGTCGAACTCGTTGGTCGAAGATGAACAAGAGGGGCATCCACTGTTAAATCCGAGCAATCCTTTGGAAATGTCGGCAGGTCTGGAAGGCTTTCGGGATGAGATCGTCACCAAGGCGATGGAATTTTTAAGAGCAGGAGACGACCAAAAAATCGAACTCGAAATAATGAATCTAGTTAATAGCCAAATGGGCCCAGGAACAGAAATGGCTGGCCTCGTTGGTAGAATGTTGGCTGATATGTATGAGAAGGGTCTTCGAGGCCAAAAGACCGGACTATAAAAAGGAGATCCAAACATGAGCAACGAAAAAACATTAGAAATTATCCAAGGACTATCGCAAGCCGCTGCTAATGCTTACGACGGATCCCACGACGAGAGATTTACTCTTGATGGTCAAGCAAAACAAATAGGACTCCGAAGAGAAAACGGCTGTGCTATTATAGATAGCCGAGTTATCGATGGCTTCAAAGTTAAGTTTTATGGCGATTCAATAATCATCAATTACCAAAGCGATGTTCGAATGAAAGAACTAAAAAACAATCGCTTCGAGAATGAAATGGTTGCAACTCTTAATGATGTAAAGAAGTTTCTTCAGAAAGAATATAAATCAATTACTGGAAACTCCATTACTCTTACTAAAAAAGGGGAACCTAAAATCCTCATACAGCAAACATCAAATGTTCGAACTTTCGTCCAAGCATACCAACACTACAAGGTAAGCGGACTTTCAATGGACGGCATTGGTCAACCATCTGAGCCAACCGAACGAGAAGTTACAAAAAAGTTTTTAGAGCAATTCTCCAATAAGAGACCGTCTAACGACACAAGACCCAAAGGGAGTAACCAAAAATGAAACTCACGAAAGAACAACTAAAGCAAATCATCAAAGAAGAGCTTAAATTGGTAATGGACGAAGGAGTCTATGACGAACCAGAGCCAACCTCCAATCGTGTTCAACAAGAAAATATGAGAAAACAATTTATAAACTTTGTCAAAGACACAGCCGACAAAAAAGGAATTTCCGAAGGTGACCTCATTTCTGACATGTTAATGTCAGAGGGAACAGGTGAAGGAGTCTTTTATGATTGGATGGTTTTTTATAAAGCAAAAGCTTCCGTAATGAAGACTTATGATATTCCCGAAGAAGACATTCCTCAAATCACAGCAGAAGCAATCGCTGGCGTTATGCAGACATATTTACAAGACGGAGCCGAAACTAGAGGCAGAAATGCTATGTCTCACGACAAGATAAAAGATTGGGTAATCAAGAGTCATTCTGAAATTGAGGTTTAATGAAACTCACAAAGCAAGAAATTGTAAAAGAACTTGTGAAGTGTGGGAAAGATCCTCAATATTTTATTGATAACTATTGTAAAATTTCCCACCCTCTCAAAGGTCAAATTCCGTTTAAAACATACGATTACCAACGGGAACTCCTCCAAGACTTTAATGATTATCGCTTTAATGTAATCTTAAAAGCACGGCAGCTTGGAATCTCAACGATCTCTGCTGCTTATGTTGCTTGGTTTATGCTGTTCCACCGAGAAAAGAATGTTCTCGTAATCGCAACAAAACTATCCACAGCAACAAACCTCGTAAAGAAAGTGAAGATGATCTTTAAGAACCTTCCTTCTTTCATACTGATCGCAAAGATCTCAATTGACAACAAGCAATCCTTTGAATTATCAAACGGATCAATGGTTAAAGCCGCATCCACATCTGGCGATGCTGGTCGTTCAGAAGCCCTATCTTTACTCATCGTTGATGAGGCTGCTTTCGTAGATGGCTTTGACGAGCTCTGGACGGGTCTTTATCCCACTCTATCAACTGGGGGTAGGTGCATAGCCCTCTCCACTCCAAACGGCATAGGAAACTGGTTTCACAAGACTTATACGGAAGCGGAGATTGGAAACAATGATTTCCATCCTGTTAAGTTAATGTGGGATGTTCATCCGGACAGAGATCAGCCTTGGTTCGATAAAGAAACAAATAACATGTCCAAGCGAGAAATCGCACAGGAATTGGAGTGTTCATTCAATGCTTCCGGTGAAACTGTTGTAAATCCAGAAGATCTAGAACTTCTTTATGAAGGGCTAAGCGATCCAATCTACAGAACGGGCTTTGATAGAAACTTTTGGATTTGGGAAAAATATGAAGATGGTGTGCCTTACATCCTCTCTGCTGATGTAGCCAGGGGTGACGGAGCAGATTTTAGTTGCTTCCACATCATAAGGGTTGATACGATGACCATTGTTGCCGAATACCAAGGTAAGCCAGACCTAGATATGTATTCTCGCATTCTTTTTGATGCAGGAATAGAATACGGCACTTGCCTTCTCGTCGTTGAAAATATTGGGGTTGGAATTGCTGTATTGGAGAAGCTAAAAGATTTAAATTATAAAAAACTTTATTATTCAATGAAGTCAACTCACGATTATGTAGAGGCATATTTAGCCGAACATGACGAACGAGCAGTGCCTGGCTTTACAACTTCAACAAAAACAAGACCATTAATTGTAGCCAAATTGGAAGAGTACATAAGAAACAAACTAATTAATGTACATTCCTCGAGACTCTTTCATGAATTGAAAACGTTTGTATGGGTTAATGGCAAACCTCAAGCTATGCGATCTTATAATGATGATTTAGTTATGTCTTTGGCAATTGCCTGCTGGGTTCGTGATACGGCCCTCGCAGAAAATGAAAGAGACATGGCATATAAGAAAGCGATGCTTGGTGGAGTATTCAAAAGCACAACGACTATGAACACTCAAATTAAAGGCCAAGACTTCTACAAAGAATCATTTGATGAAAAGCACCGAGAGGAGAAGGAAAAAATAAAAGATTTTCTTTGGATATATAAAGGATAAAGTATGGCTCGCAATGATAGAAACCCGAATAACAATCAAAACTCGTTATTCAAAACCCTGACAAGAATGTTCTCGGGACCAATCACCCAACGAAGAACTCAATCAGGTCGTCAATTGAGAAGAAGACATCTTGATATGTATGCGAAGCGATTTAAGTCCGCATCCGGTCAGCAGTTTAAAAAGGCAGAATATAACCCCATGAACGTCATGGCGTTGAATATGATTCAAAATAGAAATCGTTCAGAACGATATGTTGATTTTGATCAAATGGAATTCACACCAGAGATTGCCTCATCAATTGACATCTATGCAGATGAGATGACAACACATTCAGCATTGACTCCTGTGTTACACATCAAGTGTCCGAATGATGAAATCAAGTATGTTCTACACTCTCTTTATTATAACATAATGAACATTGAGCACAACCTATTTGGTTGGGCGAGAACTATGTGTAAGTACGGAGACATGTTTCTCTATCTAGATTTAGATGAAGAGAAAGGACTTCAAAATTGCATTGGCTTACCAGCCGATCAAGTTGAGCGACTAGAAGGTGAAGACCCGACAAATCCAAATTATGTTCAGTTCCAATGGAATGCTGCTGGTTTAACACTCGAGAATTGGCAAATGGCACACTTTCGCATACTAGGTAACGACAGACACGCTCCATACGGAACAAGTGTCTTAGAGCCCGCTAGACGGATTTGGAGACAACTTACACTTTTAGAAGATGCTATGATGGCATACCGGATTACTAGATCACCAGAGAGACGAGTATTTAAGATTGATGTTGGTGGAATTGCTCCACAAGATGTTGAACAATACATGCAGAAAGTCATGACACAAATGAAGCGACATCAAGTTGTGGATCCTAGCTCTGGACGAGTGGACTTGCGTTACAACCCTCTTTCAATTGAAGAGGACTACTTTATACCAATTAGAGGTGGACAATCTTCAACAGAGATCACAAACCTTCCTGGTGGACAATTTACGGCTCAAATTGAAGATGTTAAATATCTCCGA